CTCTATACGCTTCCATTTCTGCGCGTTTGTCGCTTGCTGTATAACCGACGCCGCTTAAAGCAATTAGTGCCATTTTTATTTTTTTATCTTTAAAAAAACTAGGTTGTCTTTTTTCATTAAATCTAGGTAATACTGGATCGATCCAGATTTCCTTTTTTGTTCCTGGGTGCATAACAGCGAAAACGTGCTGCGGCTCCCTGGTATTATTTTTATATCCCGCAAATCTAAACGCTAGGGGTACCTGGAAAATACCCTTTCTGTTTAAACTATCTAACACTCCATTTGCAAACAGCGCGTAACTTTTACAATCAGCGCCCTGTCTTAAAGCTATAATGGCGCTTGGACTTCTTAACGTCTGCTTGTTGTTACTTTCGATAAAGTAAGGTACGTTTGACTTTAAGAAGTTAAAAATATTTCGCGCCGTTTCAAGTTCACTTTCACCAACAAAATATTGGCTTATTTTGTCGTATTCGTCCTGGTATTGATAGTGTGTGCTAACAATACCGTCGATTATGTCGGTAACTGTTTGATCCGTACTAACTACCTTTTTAAAGTTATTAAAAGGCGCCAGCTTTTCTAAAACTGCGCTTCTAGAAACCATTAAAACTGTATTTTATGTCAAAAGGTAATAAAACGCCGTCCACCTGGGCCGTACCAGCTAGGCGAAAATCAGCTTTTTTACTCCTAATAAGTTCACGAATTGAAGTTATTGCACCTTCTAAGGTAGTTACAGCCACCAGCGGCAAAACTGCCTGGCTATTGGCTAAAATTACCGTTCTATTGTTGTAAAACACATCAGCCACCTTTAACCCGCTTGCCAAATATAGCTGCGCCCTTAAATTTCTTAATTCTGTTCTAAATGCTGTTGGGTTGTAAATTGTTACCTCGATATTGATTTGTGGATCTAAAAATGATCCACCCAGGCCAACCCTAGAAATTACAAAGCTAACGCCCTGAGAAAAGCGATACTTGCTGTAAACCCAGTAAACTGCTGCTGCACCCACTAGGGCCGCCAGCCATTTTTTTGCTGCCATACCTTACAAAGGTACGAAAATTTGTTCGATTTTCAAACAAAAAACTTTTTTTTAAAAATAGTGTGCGTTGGTTAAACTTTTAGTTTAAAATTTATTATCTTTGCGTACGCCTGGGCTAGCAAAGATAAAAATTAAACCACCTATTTTAAACCACTTAAACCAGTTTAAATTATTTTCTTTTCACCTTTAATTTAAACCACTTTTTAAGCGATACATACCAGGCACAAAAAAACCAGCGCTAGGCTGGTATTTTGGCGGCGTGCTGGGTTGCTGTCTTTATTTTAATTGTTCAACCAGACGCGGCAATAAAATTTTTTCGTTTTTTTCTCGTATAAATTTACATAATGTCCGCCAACTTTGCGGGCAAAATCAATAAAATTTTCTACTCGGTTAATATTCCGATATTTTTTTGGTGTTATTTCTTTGTGATCTTCAAAAAAAATAATTGCTGTATAATATTCCATATTGTATATTTGCAGTGAAAGGAAAATAAGCAGTTAATTAGGGTTAATTGTTTTGTCCAGGCGGTCAAATTTTTGGCCGCTTTTTTTTGCAATTAACTTTAAAAATTCAATGTCGTCTGGCTGTAATAAAACGCCGTTGTATTCTATGCGCCAGTTAGCGCCTTTCTTTACCAGCTTAAAATATTTGTGCATTAACATATAAGCTATAAATCGTTTAGTATCTTTTTTCATATAGGTTTGCTTCGTTTTTATAAATATATTTTTTATCAATCCAAATTTTACATAATTGTTTTGCCCAGTTAGTACCTTTTGCGTGTTGCTCTTGTATGTCTGCAATTAAATCTTTGTAGGCAATAGGGCCATAAATAAGCTGGTTTATTATATTTTTGTGGTCAAGTTCAGTAAATTGTTTTGGGTGCTTTATTTCAGACTTTTTGCTTTCACCTTCAATAGATATTTGCTGCCAGTTTCCGCCAATATTCATAAGTACGACTGGCTCAAAATCTTCCGAGCTTCTTAAAAATCTAGGCTGTAAAGTAAATGTCTTTTTATCTTTATCCTTTACCATTTCTAAGGTACTAGAAGCCCAGCGATCACAATTTGAGCCTAGATGTCCTAGCGTCTGGGCGCCTACTCCTTTGCCCTGGTGAAGCACACCAACAAATAAACAGTTATAAACCTTTGTAAGTCGTTTAAACCAGTTAACCAGCTTGCGGCTCTCTATTTCGCTATTGTAGTCAAAAATAAGATCTAAAAGGCCATCAATTATAATAATAGGGCAGTCCAGATTGTTTTCTAAATAATTAACAATTAAGGCCCTTATTTCAGCTGGGCCGTCCTCGCGCACAGTAAAGCAGTCGCACCAGGGCGGCAAATTATTTAGATTGCTAAATTGTTTAATTCTGTTAACTTGTCTGTAAAAATCATAGTCGCTGCTCTCGGTATCAAAATATGCAATTCTGCGCCTTCCTTCCGGAAAAGTAAATTTCATAGAAAATACTTCACCTGGTTGAAAGGCGCTAGCTATTGCGGCCGATAATATAGTACTTTTTGCCGTTTTTGGTAAACCCGAGATCACAATAAAATTCTGCAAAACTCCAATGGGCTTATTTTGTACGGTAAATACTACCTGGCTTTGTGGGGGGATATAGTCAGGTTTAAATTTTCTAGCGGCTAATTTTTCTTGTAAAGTTAATTTTTCGTTTTGTCCGTTTATCATTAGATCCTTTGTAAAAAAGCGGTTAATACAGCTGCAATAATTAGGGCTATTACAGCTTGCTGGTTGTTAGTTAATTGAAATAACTTGGTTAGCTTCTTTTTCATTTTCTATTTTTTCTAGGGTTAAAAAATATTCGTTTGCTAGTGTTTCGCACTCTCTTAAAAGTGTTGACAGTCCTATTTTACTATGATTATTTTGCATTTCTTTGGCGCAAAGTATCTGCAATAAAACGTGTTCATATTTTGTTAGGCCTGGTATCGGTGCTACTAGGCGGCCGAATTGATCCTGTACTGGCATAACTGGAAAAGCTGGTGCGTTTTTATCTATTTTCATTAGTATTCAGTATTAATTTTTATTAAATATTTTTTTGCTAAATCTTTTGATAAATAAAATTGATCACCATTTACAGATATAATCTGTAATACATCTAGGTTATCAATACATAAATCAAAAATTTCAGTTTCGTATATTTCACGTTTTGCGCTATCTATTTCAATGGCTAAACAAGTTGATCCCAATGGATCAATAATAGTTATATAACTAGGCATAATTAAAATTTAAAGTTCGTTATTAGTTTGCTTTTCAGTAAATTCCTTTACTGCAATAGATAAATACTTGTTGCTAGCTTTGCTAATCTTTACCCAGCCAGCAATTTCAAATAGTTTGCCGTCTGCTTTAAAATAGCCCTGGTAGTCAGGTTGCTTTTCGTTTTTTTTGTTTTCTACTTTGTTCATTGATCCAAAGCCGTCGGCTAGATCTTTTAAATACTCGTTTTTCATTTTGTTGGTTTTAAAAAGTGATAAATTTTAAATAGGTAAAAAAGTATATAAGCGCCGCTGTATGTTAATAGGCATACTGGTATGCTAACTGCAACAAAAAAAACTATTGCAGCTATTCTAATTAATTTGCGTCGCATTGAAAACTGTTTTCTAGTCGTTTTATTTCAAACTGGTAGTGTTCCAGCGCCGCGTCTATTAGGATCCTTATTTCAAAACAAAGATCAAACGGCAAATCATTTTCATTTAAGGATAAAAACTTACCAGAACTAGAATAGAAAAAAAATGTGCATTGTTCGTAAGGTGATAAGGCCCGCAATGCTTCCAGGCGCAAAATTTTGTGTTGTAAGCTGGCTATTTCGCCCAGGATCTTACTGTCGGTTTTTAATTGCATAAAATAGGGTTTTTGTTTGTCGTTGGTAAAATTATAGTAAAAACGTTTAAACCACCAAATTTATTTTTATAGGGGCATAAAAAAGCCCAGTGTAGATACACCAGGCTTCCTTTTTTGTACTAGACCATTGAATTTATCTAACCAACTTGCTTGCTTATGCTAAAAATAGTGCTTTTTCTTCACTTCTGCGCCTTACTAGGCCTGGTAAAATTACTTTTTGGCCGTTTACCGTTCCTTTATTCCAGCGCTCAAATTGGGCCGCCACCTCGCTTTTAGGTGCGCCGCTATTAAGTAGCCTTAAAAGTGTACTAGATTGAAAAGCGCCGATCCCAACGTTATACACAAAACTTGTAAGGCTGTCAAGCTGGTTTTGGTTAATAGGCACCTTAACCAGTGCTTTAATTTTTGGCACTATTGCCTTTGTTTCTTTTCTTAACCATTCAACAGCCTTTTCCTGGGTGATACTATCACCTAGCCTAACTTTACGTTTTGCGTCGTAATTATAAGTAGATCCGTAACCGATTGTAGGTATACCCACCGGATCAATATAAGCGTCTAAATACTTATTTATATCGTCGGCCTCAAACTTTTTTATCAGTTCTTCGGCCTTTGCCCCTATTGCCATTGTGCTACTTAATAAGATTAACGCCACAACTCCAATAACCAGGTATTTTTTAGCCTGGCTTGTCATTATGGACGGTTATTTAAATTGATGTCAGCGTCTTTTGCTGCAAATAAACCTAGGCCGCTTAATATGGCTGTAACGCCAGTTGGAACGTCGCCTTTTAATACTGTTGCTATTCCGCTAATTACGGCCCCTAGGCCAAATAAGCTAGTTTTCCAGTTCTTAAACATATTGTTACATTTTAGTTACAAAATCAAGTTTTGTTTCAATGCGCGCCAGACGATCCAATATTTCAGTATTGGTATTATTGTGCCTGGATAAATCACGCTCAATTTTATCTAACCTATTTTTGGTTGTAAAATAGAAGCCACCGCCAGCGGCTACAAATAAACAAATACTAAATAACAGATCCGTCGCCATTTTCTTCTTTTAATATTTCACGCGCTATTGCATTGTAAGCGTCGGCCGCTGTCATTGCTGCCGTTAAATTTTCAAATAAACCGCTTTTGCTAGCCGCGTCTAAAATTTGTTTGATGATTGCAAGTGCTTGTTTGGTTTCCATTGGTTTTGTATTTTAAAGATTAATTAAGCTAGTGTAATATTTAATTGAGTAGCGGCCCACTGGTACGCTGCCAGGTTAATATCTGCGCTAGATCCCCAAACGTCATAGTCAGGCTCCCCCATTGTTAAATTACCGTCTGCTAGTTTAGAAGCGTCCGCGTCTAATAGCTGAAAGTAAAACGTCGCGCTGTTTAATAAATTGTCATTAATGATAATTAGGTTAAATAGGCTAGCTGTTTGTTGCTGACCGTTTACCCAAATTTGAATAGGTTGTATTTGTTTCATATTATTTTAAATTTATGCGTTTGCTATTGTTGTTACAGTTCCGCTTGATCCTCTATATTTTAATGCGCCAGCTTCTACATATAAAATTCCACCACCAGTTGGGTTACTACTTGGTGCAACTACTCTATTTGCTATAAAAATTATACCTTCACCGCCGCCCCTATCCATACCATTAAATCCAATATCTGCACAAGTTGTTTCATTTTGTATATAAATAGCATTATATCCATTACTTATATTTCTTATTGCTAAATCATTTAAAGCTGGACATACTATACCATAATCATTTGCACCACCAAAAGTATTATCAAAAGTTAAAAATGCACCCTGACCACCATTAATTGAAGCAGATAATAAAGCAGTTCCATTAACTTGTAACTTTTGCCCCGCGTCTGTTGTGGTACCAATTAAAAAATTTCCAGTATTACCTTTAATTGTTGCACGAATTGTTGCCGTTTGTGGTACTGAACTTATAGTTTGATTTTGTGCTCTAAATTCAATATCACCACTAAAAGCACTTTCAATTGCTAAATTGTTAGAACTATTATACATTCCATATATGTAATATGTATTTGTATACTGGTAAAAGTTTTCACCACTTGCAGACATTTGAAATCTGCTTCCTGTTTGATTTCCAAAATATTTTGTTCCGTCTTGTGCTATTGTTAATCTTTCAACTTGGCTACCCGTTGTATCTCTTGTTAAAAATTGTAAACTTGTTGCTTGTACATCACTACTAACTGCCAAAGCTCTTATAGTTGCAGTTCCGTTTCCTAATGAATTTAACCAGCCAATATCACCCCTAGATCCGCTTGTTACAGATACTTTTGCTTGAAAATATTGTACTGGTGAATTTGCTTTAATATCCAAAGTTCCAATAGGTGCAGTAGTATCACCAATTACAACTCCGCCAGTTCCACTTGCTAAAAATGTACTGCCGTTTACATTCATTGTATTATTTATGTTAACTCTATAAGTAGAAGTATCACTTGTCCCTACTCCTAAATTTCCAACTACATAAGCTGCGCCATTAACTTGTAACTTTTGGCCCGCGTCTGTTGTGGTACCAATTAAAAAATTTCTAGCTGCGCTTATTCTAGCCGCTTCCTGCACATTTGTAGTATCGTAAATACCAAATAAAATAGGGCTTGCGGTTGTGGATCCGTTAAAAATACACATATCACGATCCACACTACCCTGGATAAAATTGTTTACGGCTGTTGAAATACCTAAACCAATTCTTTTAGTCGGCCCACTTTCCGCGCTATCTATTCGTAAACTTGGCGCTGTTGCACCAACTATCTGGATCCCATTGTCGCCAGTTGTACTAGCCACAACTAATTTACCAGATCCAACAGTTGACGTGCCTATTAATACTTGGCCAGTCGTTTTTTTAACTGTTATTGGCTGAATTGCAGCAACAGCGTCATATATTCCAAAATCATTTGCACCAGCATTGTAAAAATTACCTATACGCCATAAAGCTGCACCGCTATTTTGAAAAGCTATTCTAGTATCATTTGTTGCAACAGTTTGATTAAGTTGCAAAATTGTACTTTGATCGTGATGAATATCAGCGGCCGTTCCTGGTACATTTGTATTTATACCAAAATGATTATTTACACTATCCCACCATAAATTGTTTTCCCCAGTTATAGCGTTTGTACCGCTAAAAAAAGCCACTTGGCTTGCTGCACCGCTACCAGTGTTATAAGTATTATTATCTAATGATCCGTCGCCTTTTAAAAATTGGCTTGAAGTTCCACTAGTAACAATAAATTTACTAGCTGTTAATGAATTATCGGTACCGTTATAAGTTAGTCCGGTATCACCAGTAATAGTACTGGCACCGTCCCAAAGTGCGATTTGGCCGCTTATTCCAGATCCAGTAATTGTACCAGTACCAGGGCCACCAATTAGATCCCAGCCAGTACCGTTATCGCGATAAAACGCAAATGTATTTGTAGATACAAAGATCCTACCAACAAAACCAGCTGCGGGCCTATTGGCGAAAACGTCCGCGTAAAACGCTGGCGTCTGTCTTTGGTTTAATATTGATAAATCTATCGCTGGCATTATTGTATGTAGTTTTTCTTAACAGTTACTAGGTTATTAAAACCCCCTGAATTTATAAAATTTGCAAAGAAACGGCGCGTTGTATATTCGCCAGCGTTTCCCTCTATTTGTAAACTTTGATTTTGTTGCAAAGTAACGTTTTCAATCTGTACGGCATTAGATCCGTAATTAATAAATAAAATACTATTACAGTCGCTTGTAACGTAACCGCTTACATCATACGTTGTAAAGTTAACGTCGTATTTTATAAGTTCTGCGCCTACTAGATAATTAGCCATTTTTTTTAATTAAAGGTGAAAAGAAAATTAAATTGTATAGGGTACGCCCATACGCTTAACTCCACTAACCTGGTTAACGTAATAATTTTGGTAAATGTTTTCGTTTTGTTGAGGTTGTGGGTTGCCTTCACCAAAATTTCTAATTTCATCAACTATTGTAACGCTTTCGGTTGTAATAGCTGGTGCAAGTTCTAATTGCACTGGTGCGCTTGTACCTGGTTGATCTGTAAACCCTGGTT